CGCCCACCATCAAGGGAGACAGCCGCATTGAGGACGCCTACCTACTTTCTACACAAGAAGAATGGAACGTGCCTTGCCCGGAATGTGGGGCATACCAGCCGTTCCTTTGGGAGAATGTCAAGTTCGACAAAGACGACCTCGACAAGGGAATTGGATATGTCTGCAGGGAATGCGGCTGTGTATCAAATGAATACCGCTGGAAAGAGCAGGGGAAATACGGTAAGTATGTTGCCGCCAATCCCGGTGCAGAATCCAGAGGCTTCCACCTGAACACGCTGGCTTCAACCTTTGTTGGCTGGAAAGAGATCGTGACGAAGTTCATCGAAGCGAAAATTGCCCTCGATCATGGCAACCCGGAACAAATGAAGGTCTGGGTGAACACAGAGTTGGGCGAGACGTGGGAGGAACGCGGCATTCAGTTGGAGGACATCGAGCTGTTCAACCGCCGCGAAATCTACGCCGCAGAGGTGCCGGATGATGTTCTGTACCTCACTGCTGGTGTTGACGTGCAGGATGATCGCTTTGAAGTTGAAGTGGTCGGCTGGGGCGAGGGCACAGAGAGCTGGGGCGTTCGCTACCAGAAAATCTTCGGCGATATGCTTTCGGATCAGGTATGGGACGATCTGGACAACTTTCTACTTCGGACATGGCACAAGGCAGACGGAACGGCATACCCGCTGTTGGCGACCTGCATTGATTCCGGTGGACACCACACCGATGAAGTTTACCGGTTTGCAAAGGAACGGCTCAACCGGCGCATCTTTGCCATTAAGGGCATGGGCGGCGCAGGAGTGCCGTTTATCCGCAACCCGTCCAAGAACAATCGTGTTCGGGCAGACCTGTTCATTCTGGGCGTTGATGCGGGCAAAACGACCATCTATCAGCGTTTGGAAGTCAAGACGCCCGGCCCGAACTACTGCCACTTCCCGTCAAATGAGGAAGCAGGCTACACCGAAGAATACTTCAAGGGCCTAACAGCTGAGAAGAAAGTGGTGCGGTTCGTCAAGGGTCATTTGAAAGAATACTGGGAAATCAAAGATAAAGAGCATAAACGAAACGAGCCGCTGGATTTGCGCAATTACGCAACCGCGGCTCTTGCTATTTCTCGCCCTGTGCTGAAAAAACCGGATGCAGACGGAACGCCTGTCCAGCCGGTCAAGAAAGCACGGGGCCGTCGTCAACTTTCGGGAGGTATCTAAATGGCAGGAATTACGCTGGAAACAGCACAACGGATGCTGGACGTTTGGGTAGCCGCCGAAGAGAGCGTATCGCACGGCCAGAGCTACCAGATCGGCAACCGGTCGCTGACCAAAGCCGACCTGACGCAGATCGGTAAACGAATCGAATACTGGTCGAACAAGGTGACGGAACTTTCCCGTCAGCGGAACGGCAGGAACAGGATGGGGCATTTTGTACCCCGTGACCTGTAAGGGAGGGCTGACATGGGAATGTTTGATAGCCTGCTCACGGCGATTGCCCCGGAGCGGGCGGTGAAACGTGCTGCCGCACAGTCGGCAATACGGGCAATCAATTCGGGCTACTCCAACTATGGAGCCAGCCTGCACAAGAAATCCATGCGGGGCTGGACATGGCACGGCGGAAGCCCGAAAGAGGACATCGAGGATAATCTTCGAGTCCTGCGGGAAAGAAGCCGCGATGCCTTTATGGGCGTTCCGCTGGCGACCGGTGCAATCAAGACGATGCGCACAAACGTGGTGTGCGGCGGCTTGACCCCGACACCCCAGATCGACAACGCCTTTCTGGGTATCTCCGATGAAGAAGCCCAGAAGATCAACGCTCAGATCGCACGGGAGTTTGGCCTGTGGGCGAACAAACCGACCTGCGATGCAGACCGGCTCGATAACTTCTATATGCTCCAACAGCTCGTGTTCACGGGTTTCCTGCTGAACGGTGACGCTGTGGCGGTGCTGCAAAACAAGAAGTCGCCCGGTGTGCCGTATGATCTGCGGCTGCGGATCATCGAAGCCGACCGGCTGTGTTCACCCAGCTTCATGGACGTGCTTTCGCCCTGTGAGATCAACGGTCGTCATGTTGAAAAGATCGTGCAAGGTGTTGAAACCGATGCCGAGGGCATGGTCGTTGCCTACTGGATTTGCGACCGTCACCCGCTGGCAAGCACGGCGGCGGCTGGCCTTGCAGCATCACACTGGACGAGAGTGGAAGCCTACGGCGCAAAGACCGGGCGGCAAAACATCCTGTGCCTGATGCAGCGTGACCGCGCCGGTCAGGTGCGGGGAGTGCCGCTGCTGGCTCCGGTGCTGGAAAGTTTGAAGCAGTTGGGTCGCTTCACGGACGCAGAGCTGACCGCCGCTGTGGTGTCAGCCATGTTCACGGTTTTCATCAAGAAAACGGATCAGTCTGACGAGATACCGTTTGGCGAGATGCTTCCGCCGGAGGTGCAAGTGGATGCCCCAGACAAAACCAGTGTAGAGCTGGCTCCCGGCGCATTTATCGACCTGAATCCCGGCGAAGATGTACAGTTTGCAGACCCCAAACATCCGACCACGGGCTTTGAAGCGTTCATGAACGCTATCGTAAAGCAGATGGCGGCAGCGTTGGAAATCCCGTCCGAGGTGCTCTACAAGCAGTTCAGCACAAGCTACTCGGCGGCGCGGGGCGCACTGAACGAGTTCTGGCGAACAACCGGGATGCACCGTGACTGGTTTGCAGATTATTTCTGCCAGCCGGTCTACGAAGCATGGTTCCGGGAAGCTGTGTGCAAGGGCAGGATCAAAGCCCCCGGTTTTCTGGTTGACCCGGCTGTGGCCGCGGCCTACATGAACTGCACATGGAACGGCCCAGCACGGACAAACCTCAACCCCAAGGACGAAGCCGCAGCCGCCCAGATGCGGGTGAACAGCGGCTTCTCTACGGCAGCACAGGAAACCGCCCAAATGACCGGCGGAAGTTACGAAGCAAATATGCGGCAGCGGAAATCCGAAGCCGCACTGAAACGGGAGGTGGACGAAATTGCAGGAGCGCAAGCACAACAGCAAACCGCTGTTCCTGAACGGGACGGCGGCGACCCCGGCAAAGACGAATAATAAGAAATTTTGGGAGTTCCGCAATGCAGCCGACACCGGCGGCACGGCGGAACTTCTGCTTTATGGCTACATCAGCGAAACGAGCTGGATGGGCGATGAAGTGACCCCGAAAGAGTTCGCCGCTGACCTTGCGACGATCCCGGCAACGGAGGATTTAACGGTGCGCATTTGCAGCGGCGGCGGTGACGTTTGGGCTGCACAGGCCATCGGTGCGCTGCTGGAAAACCGGATCGGCACAGTCACGGCGCAGATCGAGGGCATTTGCGCCAGTGCCGCAACCATCGTGGCAAGTCATTGCAAGGTGGTCAAGGCGGCGGAAGATGCAACCTACATGATCCATCCCATCCGGGTGAACCCGAACGGGTTTGTGGACATGGCGGGCTTGCAGCAGCTTATGGATGCGCTGACCGTGATGCGTACCAACGTGCTGAACCAGTACGCCAAAAAGACCGGCCACACCGTCGAGGAAGTGGCGGCGTGGATGGATGCTACATCGTGGTGGTCTGCAAACGAAGCCAAAGAACACGGCTTTGTGGATGAAGTCACGACAGGCAACCAAACCAAGGCACAGGTCGAAAACCGCAACGGTGCGCTGTTCATCAACAGCGTTGCCGTGCCGGGTGCTTTCGACGATGCCCCTGAATTTGTACGAAACCGCGCTGTGGTGGCCCCTGCCGCAGAGGGCGGTTTTGTAAATACCACCGACAACAGCAACCCGGCGGAAGAGCCGGACAACGACAACGGAGGAACCGAAATGGAGTTCAAGAACAAAGAAGAGCTTCGGGCGGGCTGTCCTGATCTGGTCAATGAGATCGTGAACGATGCCCGTGCAGAAGCACAGAAGCAGGAACGTGACCGTCTTGCCGCCATTGACGAGATCGCAGATGCCATCCCGTCCGAGATGGTGGCAGAAGCCAAGTATGGCGCAAAGGCTTGCACCGCACAGGAGCTTACCTACCGCGCCGCTCTGGATGCAAAGAAGAAAGGCCGCAAGCTGATGGATGATGTGCAGGATGATGCACAGACCAGCGGCGCAAATGCCGTGGGCGGTGCAACCGCTGGCGGTGTGGGCGGTACTGGCGTGACCAACACCAAGCCGACCGATGCCGAGAAGCGGGCCGCTTTCAAGAACCTGCTGCACCCCAAAAAGGAGGACTGACCTATGGCAACTAAGATGCTGAGTGAAAAGCTGGGCGAGGTCGAGTACGACAACCTGATCGTGGGTCTGACCCCGCCCAAGCGCGTCGGTGCTGGCAAAATTGCCAGTGTCGGCAGCAAGGAAGCTACCTACACCCGCGGGACTGTGTTCGCAAAGAGCGCAAAGGACGGCAAGCTGTACATTCTGGGCAGCACCGCCGCTTCCGGCGACACGCTGACCGCAGATTGCATCCTGACCGACGAAGTGACCGTACCGGCCACCGGCGATGCAACCACCACCGTTTATCTGGCAGGCTGCTTCAACCCCGACAAACTGGTGGTCAAAGACGAGTACACCATGACCGAAGCGGACAAGAGCGCACTGCGCATGAACGGCATTGCAGTCCTGCCCGTGACTGAGATGTGAAAGGAGGATACATACAATGGCTGAGATTCTTCTGAATTTCTTCGACAACATCATTCTGGCAGCAGCCGTTGAAGAGGTCGTCCCGGCGGTCGGCTTCTTCAAAGATCGCTATTTCCCGACCGGCGCAGGTGACATTTTCAAGGCCGACAAGGTTATTACCGAGTACCGCGACGGCGACCGCAAACTGGCCGCGTTTGTTGCTCCCCGTGTTGGCGACATTCCCATGACCCGCAGCGGCTATGAGATCACCAGCATCCAGCCCGCCTATATCGCACCGTCCCGTCTGCTGACGCTGGACGAGCTGACCAAGCGCGGCTTTGGCGAAGCAATCTATCCCGGCATGGACGAGCAGCAGAGAGCCGCCCGCCTTCTGGTGGATGATATGGCCGACATGGATGCCCGCATTACCCGCCGCGAAGAGTGGATGGCTGCGCAGACCATGATTAACAACGGCTGCGATATGGTGGAGTACATCGACGATGTGACGCAGGGCGACACCAAGCAGGTGCGCTTCTTCACCGGCGAAAAGAGCAACCACCTGTATACCGTGGCAAAGAAGTGGAACGAGACTGGCGGCGATTACCGCAGCGATGTGCGTAATATGTGCCGTATGCTGTCCTCCCGCGGCCTGCCCGCTGCCGATCTGGTTCTCGGTACGGATGCTGCTGACTACATCCTGACCGATGAAGCAACCCAGCGGCTTCTGGACAAGAACAGCGGTATCATCACCGGCGAGATTCGCCAGCAGCTTTCCAAGTACGACGGTGTTGTGCTTATGGGTACTCTGAACTTCGGCGGCTTCATGCTCACCGTGTTCAGCGTCGATGAAACCTACTCCGACGACCACGGCCTGACGAAGAAGTATTTCCCCGCCGATGCTGCTATGGTGACTGCTCCCAACTGCGGCCACATGATGTACGGCTCCATCACCCAGATGGATTACGGTCAGGTGAACTACTCGACCTATGCTGCAAAGCGTGTTCCGAAGTTCGTCGTGGATCAGGACAAGGACACCCGCAAGCTCCGTCTGGGCTGTCGTCCTCTGGCCGCTCCCAAGAACAAGAACCCGTACATCTTCGCCGCAAACGTGGTGGGCTAAACCGGAAAGGAGCAGCTATATGAAGATCGTTCAGATCATCGCCGGTGGTTACGGCCACCGTCCCAAGGCAAACGCCCCCGCCAAGCTGATTCTGGCGGGGGAATTTGTTTGCCTTGATGATGCCGAAGCTGACCGACTTGTGCAGCAGGGCGTGGCAGTCTATGGCGAACCGGACGAGGAAACCCGCGAGATTGTGGAACAGGCAGATGCCGACGGCAACGAGCCTGAACCGCACCCCGCCGCGGCGGACAAAACGCCCCGCAGGAAGGCCCGCAAGACCTCTGCGGAGTAAACGGGTGCGACCATGACCGACTTTCTGAAAATGGCAATGGCTGACATTGACGAGGTTTTCTTTCAAGAGTTTGTCGAAAAGCACACCATCGACGGAGAAGAGTTCGATGTTGTGCCGTATGAGGTAGACCTGAGAGAACGCAAGTCGCACTGGGAAGCCGGAGCCAAACAAAACTTCGACCAAGGACTGTATATTTCTCAAAAGCAGTTTTTTGTTCGCGTTGCTGATTATGGCCCTGCTCCTAAAATCGGGAAACCGATGGAGTACGACAAGATCACCTACTCGGTGAAGAGCTGCCAGACAGAACATGGTCTGTATTTGGTCACGTTGGAGAGGGTGCGGCAGTAATGGCAAAAGCAATCTATGACGTGCAAGTGCCAAACATCGGTGAGGTGGAACGTGCGCTCGGCGATCTGCATGACAAGGCTCCCAGAGCCATGAAGAATGCAGTCAACCAGACCGCCACGAGAGCCAAGAACATGATGGTTCGGCAGGCACGGCTTCGGTACGCCGTCAATTCTGCCGGTCGCCGTCACCTGAATGCGTTGAAAATCCGCAACAGGGCGACGACGCAGAACCCCACGGCGGAGATTTTTATTTCCAGCCGCCGAAACGATCTGGGCGATTTTCAGTCAAACCCGGCTGTTCCTCACATGGGAACAAGCTGGGTTTTGTCGCCTGAGTTCCACACCTCCCGTGTCTTGAAGAAAAATCCGATGGCCCCGCTGACCGGCGGACAGACCGATTACGGTCAGGCGAGTAAGGGCTTTCTGGTGAAGTTCGACAGTGGACACGTTGGCATGGTGCAGAGGATTCTCGGTCGTCCGGCGACAAACCCGAAATCGACAAGATGGAGGAACAGGAACGGCATCGTAGAAAAACTCTACACCATGTCCAGCCCGTCCGCCAGTGCTATGCACAGCACGGTATGGCGGGAAGAGGTGGAGCCGGACAGCGAGATCATCTTGCAGGAGCGGTTACAGCATGAGGTGTCCAAAATTCTGCTGCAAGCCGGGAGGAAAGCAAAGTGAGAGAAAGCAATTATACGCCGGTTGACGCTGTGAAGTGCCTGCACGAAGAGCTGGAAAAGCTCTTCGAGGGCAAAACATTCAGCGGTCAGGGCAAAGATAAGCCGCTCCACATCTTCGACTTTGAATTTCCGACCGACTTCGGCAACGACGAAGATGTGGACACGGTGGCCGCAGCCGCCCCTTTTATTCTGGTCAAGGCCGCAGGTTGGAGCATCGACAAGATGGAAGAGCCGGAACTGGTGGACATGAGCATGATTATCTGCACATACCAGACCCCCAGCCGCAATAAGGCGGAGGGAGCGCGGGACATGAAAGCCCCGGCGGTGCTGGACTTGTACAACATCATGCAAGACCTCGCCCAGCATTTCCGCGTTCACAACATCTTCGGCGACTATTTCAACGTGCTGCTCCCCATTGATTGTGCGATCCAGCAGGATAACACAAGCCCGTACTACTTCGCTACCGTGCAGATGGACGTGACCTGTCCCAGCATGAGCAGCGAGAATAACCCGGAAATTGAGGTGTTAATATGAGCGAGAAAAAGCAGACCGCCGCCGCAGAGAATACCGCAGCGGTGGAAAAGACCGGCCCCGTCGTGTACTGTGGGCCGTCCGTAAAGAACACTGTGAAGCAGTTTACCGTGTACAGTGACGGCGACACGCTGCCGGACGCGGTGAATGACTTCCTGAACAAAATCCCGGCGGCACGGGGCCTGATGGTTCCTATCGCCGACTTCGCAAATACTCGCGCAGCTCTGGAAAACCCCAAGAGCGGCGCGGGTATTATTTTTGCCGCAGTCAAGGCGGCACTGAACTAAAGGAGGGAGTAACGCATGGCAGTTTATAAGCATGGCGTTTACGTCACTGAGCAGCCGACCGGTGTTGTTGCACCGGTACAGTCTACCGCTGGTTTGCAGGTGGTAATCGGTACTGCGCCGATCAACCGCGCCAGCGACCCCTATCACTGTACCAATGTCCCGATTCTGGCGACCAGCCTGAAAGAAGCCACCGCCGCCCTCGGCTACGATGACGACTACGAGAAGTACACCCTCTGTCAGAGTATGGGTGCTTGCTTCAAGGTTCTGGGCGTTTCCCCGGTCGTGTACATCAACGTCCTTGACCCGGCCAAGCACAAGAAAACTATGACCGAAACCACCGTGCAGGTCAACAGCGGTGTCGCCACCGTTGCCGTCAAGGACATTCTGCTGGACAAGCTGGTGGTCAAGTCCGCGTCCACGGCTCTGACCGCTGGCACGGACTACACCGCAGCTTTTGACGACGAGGGTTATGTGACCATCGCCATCATCCCCGGCGGCAAGGCCGCAAGTGCGACCAGCCTGACCGTGAGCGGTACGCAGATTGACCCCAATGCTGTTACAGCCGACGATGTTGTGGGCGGCGTGAATGTACAGGGCGTGGAAACCGGCATGGAGGTAATTCGCCAGATTTACCCCGCGCTGAACATGACCCCCGGCATCCTGCTGGCTCCCGGCTGGTCGGAGAACGCCACGGTTGCCGCTGGCTTGCAGGCAAAGACCACCGGCATCAACGGTGTTTTCCGCGCCGTCTGCATCGTAGATGTGGACAGCTCCACAACCGGCGCAAAGATGTACACCGGCGTGAAGCAGCAGAAAGAGAAGCAGGCCATCACGAGCGCGAACTGCTACCCGGTCTGGCTGTACGCCAAGGTGGGCGATGTGGTCTATGCCGGTTCTGCTATGGCCGCTGCACTGACCGTGGCGACCGATGCAGCCAATGGCGACATTCCCTATGTCAGCCCGTCCAACAAGACGCTGGCAATCTCCGCCGCCTGCCTGAAAGACGGCACGGAAGTGCTGCTGGATCAGGAGCAGGCAAACGTCGTCAACTCGTTCGGCGTGGCAACGTGGCTGAACATGAGCGGCTTCCGTCTGTGGGGCAACAATACGGCCTGCTACCCCGGCAACACTGACCCCAAAGATCGCTGGTTCAGCGTCCGTCGCTTCATGAGTTGGGACGATAACACGTTCATTCAGACTTATTTCAGTAAGGTCGATAGCCCTCTGAACAAGCGACTGATTGAAGCTCTGGTAGACAGCGAGAATGTGCGCGGCAATAGCTTCGTCAGCCGCGGCATTTGTGCCTGTTATGAGCTTGAGTACAACGAGGACGAAAACCCCACCACCTCGTTGCTCAATGGTTGCATTACGTTCCACAAAAAGGTTTCTCCGTACAACCCGGCGGAGGACATCGAAGAGCTGGTGGAGTTCGACCCCAACGCGATCTCTGACGCGCTGGGCGGTTAAACGAGAAAGGAGGATATGAGTTATGGCACTGGATACTAACCTGACCCCGGAAATTGTCAACAGCTTCAACGTCTACATTGACGGCGTGAAAGCCATCGGCACGGCCCCGGAGATCACCCTGCCGCAGATCACCTCGGAAACTATTGATGTTTCCGGTTCTGGCATCCTCGGCAAGATCAGCGCACCGAACATCGGCCAGTTTGAGAGCATCGAGCAGGAGGTTTCTTTCAACCTCGTGTATTCGAGCTTTGTCAACGTGCTGTCCCCGAAGCGTCAGGTCAATCTGACTTTCCGTGTGGCGCAGCAGGCGGTCGATAAGAGCCTTGGCTATGCCTACAAGGGCCTGCGTATCGTCGAGGTCGGTCGTGTCAAGGAGTTCACTCCCGGCAAGATCAAGGCGGGCGAGGGCATGGAAGCAAAGGTAAAGCTCGAATTGACGTACCTCATGATCGAGAACGACGGCGAAGAGATTATCGCCATCGACAAACTGAACGGTATCTACCGTGTGCAGGGTGAGGATATGCTGGCGGATGTTGCCGCCCTGATCTGATCCCAAAGGAAACGAATGACCGCCCCGAAAGACCGGGGCGGTCAATTTTTTGTATCTGACAGAAAGGAAACTTCATCATGGAGAAGAACATTTCTACCGCCGCAGAGCAGACCGAAACCGCAGAGGTCAAGAAGAACCAGAAGATCATCGAGCTGGCCCGTCCCTATAAGTTCGACGACAAGGAGTATACCGAGATCGACCTGTCCGGTCTGGACGGCCTGACCATCAAGGACGCGGTGCTTATCATCAAGAAGCTGTACAACGAGGGTGAGCTGGCCGCGATGATTACCCCCGAAACTGCCACCGCATACACCGACGCTCTGGCCGCAGCAGCAACGAAGCTCCCCATTGAGTTCTTCCAGTTGCTTCCCATCGGCGCAAGCAAAAAGGTACGCCAGACCGTACAAGCATCCCTCCGCAGCGCGACGGCAGAGGACGGCGACGACAAGGACGATCATAGCCACGTCATGAAGTTCGGCAAGCCCTATACCTACAAGGGCGAAACCTACACTTCCGTTGATCTGTCCGGTGTCGCCAACATGACCGGTATGAATGTCCGTCAGGCGGAGAACCGCATGGAGGAAGAGGACATTCGCGCAGCAGAAAAGACCCTGAACTACTACTACTGCTGCCTGATCGCTTCTATGGCGACCGGCAAGGATGTTGCGTTCTTCCTCGGCCTGCCCCTGTCGGAAGCTGTGCAGCTCCGCGCAGGTGTCAACCACAAGGATTTTTTCGCTTAAAGGGCGGCTACAAAACAATCAGAAAGGCGGCGATAGCTCTCGCCACAGTCACGCACACAAGCGCAGATTTTTACCTGAACTTGCCTGTGCGTGAGCTGGTGGAGATTCACGGGGAGGTTGCGGAGGAATGGCAAAAAATCAAGAACTAGAGCTTTCCATCCTGATCGGCGGTCACGTTGACAACTCACTTGCACAGGCGGTGAAGTTGGCGAACACGCAGATCGGGAGCATTGCAAACGGCGCATCGAAGTTCGCGGAGAATATCGCCAAAGGTGCAGTAGCCGCCGCCGGTGGCATAGCCGCAGCCGTGGTCGATACCACGAAAGAATCGGTTTCGTTTGAAAGCGAAATGCTGGATGTGACGAAGTACGTTAGCGGACTGACGGACGACAGCGGAAAAGTCATTCGTAGCAACTACGAAGAAATGTCGAAAGACATTCTTGATTTGAGCACGGATATTCCGTATACCGCCGAAGAACTGACCCGTCTTGCGGCTGCTGCCGGTCAGTCTGGTAAGAGCATGGACGACCTGATAAGTGACGGCTTCCTGCGTGATGTTGCTGAAATGGGAACGGCTATGGACATTTCCGCAGATCAGGCGGGCGACTGGGCCGCAAAGTGGGAAGTGGCTTTCGACATAAACCACGATCAGGTTATGGAGCTGGCTGACCAGATCAACTATCTGGGAGCGCATTATGCGACGACCGCCGCAGAAATCGCCCAGACGGTGAATGACACCGGTTCTCTCGGCCAGATCGCCGGTATGGACGTTGCAAGTACGGCGGCTCTGTCTACGGCACTTCTGGCAATGGGTGTTGACTCCGGTAAGGTTGCAACGTCTATTCGCCGGATGTACACAAACCTCTCGATGGGATCAAAGGCGACCGACGCACAGGCGGCGGCATTTGAACAGCTCGGCTTTACTGCGGAACAGTTTGCAAAGGATATGCAGACGGATGCACCGGCAGCAATAAAGAGCCTGTTCACGGCCATTGGAAGCCAGCCGAAAGACAAACAGGTTGGCTATCTGAAAACGCTGCTCGGCCAATGGGCCATTGAATCCGGTGCAAAGCTGACCGGAAACCTTGACCTGTTCATAAAGACGCTGGACGATGTGGGCGATGCTTCTAAATACAACGGCAGTATGTACAAGGAGTTCTTGCTGAAATGCGAAACCTCCGAATCTGTACTGACGATGTTGAGCAACGCATGGCGGGCTGTCCGCATCGAAGTCGGAAACAACTTCCTGCCTATTCTGAAAGACGTTGCCGGGTTCGGCATCGAGAAGATCAACGACTTCCGCGCAGCCCTGCCGGATATAACGGCACGGGTAAAGGAAGTGATCGAATACCTGCTGAACAATGGCGACAAGGTAGCCGCCACGCTCGGCGGCATCGGCGCGGCGTGGGCTGGTATGAGGTTCGCACCGCAGATTCTTCAAGTCGTCAGCGGGGTCACAAAGGGCGTGAGCGGGGCCACCACCGGCGGCGGGAAGATTTTCAACGGCATCCGCACCATTGCCAGCGGCATGAGCTACGGCGCGCAGATGGCGGGCATCCAGTCTCCGTCCATCGGCCCGCAGCCGCAAAACTCGTTCCTGAAAAATATTGCGACTAAGGCGAACGGTGCGGGTGTTGGCCTGTGGGCTACACTGAAAAACTTTACCGGCCTGACAAAGAACGATGGAAAAACAAAAATCGACTTTGTTCGAGACGTTATGGGCGCATCGGAACGCGGGCAGACCATCCGGCAGAGCTTCCCGGCTCTGAACCGAATTGCGGTTGCCGCAGGTGATGTGAGGAAAACCCGGATCGGAACGGCGGTTACAAATCTTCCCGGAACCATTGCGAAGCAGGGCGTTGGCTTCCTGAACAGCCTGAACATCGCTCCCGGATCGAAGTTTAACAGCGTGATCTCTAGCATGGCGGCAAGCACCGCTATGACGAAAGGTAATGCGTCGCTATCGGCACTCGGAAGCGTTTTTGCGCAGACGGGAGCCGGAAAGAAGCTGTCCGGGATGGCGGCGAATGTTGGTACATTCCTGTCCGACATTCCCGGCGGGATCAAAGGCGGCATTGCAAAGGGTGGCGTGAATTTCCTGAACGGATTGAACATTGCCCCCGGTTCTAAGCTGAACAGCGTGATCTCTAGCATGGCGGCAAGCACCGCCACGAAGAGCGGCGGCGAAGCGTGGACGCAGATCAAGGGCATTGCGGGTCAGACGAAAGTTGGCAAGGCTGTGTCCGGCGTGGCGGACTTCGGCGGCAAAACGTTCGGGCTGGGTAAAGCTGTGGCATCGCCCGTCCTGAAAGGCGGCTTCAACATCTTCGCGGGCCTTATGTCCACATTCGGCCCGGTGATCGCCGGTCTTGGTTCTGTGATCGCGGTGGTCAGCCTGCTGGGAGATCACTTCGAGGACATTCGCCAGATCATCGGACAGGTGTTTGGCGAAAAAGGATTGACGCTCTTTGATGGATTCACCGGGAAAGTGCAGGGCATCGCAGGGAACATCCACGATACCTTGGCCGGTGCGTTCTCGTTGGAAAACCTGCAAAATATCCAGCAGAGTTTGAGCGGGAAAAGTATCCTCGGAATTGACGATCTGGGGACTACGTTCGGTGCGGTGATCCCAATTATCGAATCGGTAAAGGGGCTGATCGGGCAAATTGTAGACCTCGGCGTGAACCACATCAAGCCGCTGCTGGCGGATGTGCTGAGCTTCGCGGTAAACGATTTGTTCCCGGCGGTGTCACCGCTGATAAGCATGATTATCAGTCTGGTCGGCACGACCCTGATAAACGCGATCAAGTTGGTGGTCGATGTAATCCACGGCCTGCTGCCGGTGATCGAGCCTGTGATTCAGTCTATCGTTGGGCTGATAAAGGGCATCGTATCGGTGACGATTACGGTCGTCAACGGTATCATTCGCGCCCTGAATAGTTTCTCGTTCACGGTTCCCCAGTGGCTTGAAAATGTCCCGGTGGCGAAGAACTTCGCCGGTAAGACATTCGGCTTCAACCTGTCGGAAGTGGCAATGCCCGCTTTCGCCAACGGCGGCTTTACCCGCGGGGTGAGTATCGCCGGTGAAGCTGGCACAGAAGCCGTCATTTCTTTCAAGCCCAGTGTCCATGACAGCAACGTGGAAAACTGGGTGCGGGCTGGCCGTATGCTGGGCGTGTCTGGTGAGGACGCGACCCGCGCAGCTGGTGTGCAGAACGTCCAGTATTTTGCGAACGGCGGCTTCACAGACGGAAGCAAGGAAAAGCTGGACAACTTGATCGACTTCTCCAAAGCCTATGCCGACTACGCCCTGCGCTCCAACGGCATCAAATCCACCGGTGATGTGGTGTCGATGATGTGGACGGTGGCGAACAACGCCATGTCCGGGGACGGCTCTTTGGAACTGGTGGCGACCAGTATCGCCGCCGACGTTGCACCCATCATCCTGAACAAGTATCTGGGAAGCGACAGCACGGTAACAAAGGCCGTAACGGAAGCGGCCAAGACCTACAACGGCGGCACGGTGCTGTCGAGCTGGAAGGATGGTGTCTTGACCGACACTGGAACGCCGCTCTATATGCTGTCGCAGCAGGACGCGGCACAGCCGCCCGCCGCAGAAACGCCAGATGTTCCGGCTGAAACGCGCCAGACCGCGAAAGACTTTGCAGAGAACAGCGCAAGTGCAACGGGCAACGAGAAGCTGGACAACTTGATCGACTTCTCCAAAGCCTATGCCGACTACGCCCTGCGCTCCAACGGCATCCGCACGGCGGGGGACGCTGCATCCCTGCTGTGGACGGTCGCCAACAACTCGCTGGCCGGTGACGGTTCTCTGGCTCTGGCGGCTACCAGCATTGCCGCTGATGTTGCCCCGCTGGTACTGAACAAGTATTTTGGCGGAGACAGCACGATCACCTCTATGCTGACCGAAGCGGCCAAGACCTATAATGGCGGCACGGTGCTGTCGAGCTGGGGAAACGGTACTCTGACCGACACCGGAACACCGCTCTATATGCTGCCACAGAGGGACACCGAGAAAACCCTGCCGGATATGCCGTCCAGTGCCTACCGCGCCGCGGGCGGCGGTGACGGCGGAAGTTCCAGCAGCATCAAGGATTCCCAGTTTGTCTTTTCGCCGCACATCACTGTCGGCAGCGGGACAAACATGGAAGAGCTTGAACGTGAAATGCGGAAGCTGTTTGAAGAGTTCAAACAGGAAATGCGTGAAGAAGAGCGTGAACAGGGCCGTGTCAAATATGCTTCGTAAGGGGGTGGCCTGATGGCGTACACGACAAAGAGCGGCGACACTTGGGACGGCATTGCGAAATCCGTCTACGGTGACGAGCTGAAAGCCGATGTGCTGATGGCCGCAAACCGGGAGTACATCGAGATTTACAGATTCGATTCCGGCGTTGAGCTAGTCACACCGGACATTGAAGAAGAGGTGGCGGCAAACGATAACCTGCCGCCGTGGAAAAGGTAGGTGGTGATATATATGATTGCGATTCAGCCCAGAAAAACGATCCTGAAATTGGAGTACAACGACACCGATATTTCCGGGGACATTTCCGGGGATGTGGAGAGCTTCACCTATAACGACCGGGGAGCAGATTCGAGCGACAGCATTTCCATCAAGGTAAACGCGGTGGATGATAAGTGGATCAACTCGTGGTTGCCGGATAAGGAAGCTGTGCTACACCCGACACTCTGCACGAAAAACTGGATCGTGCAGGGTGACAGCACCCCGCTTGACTGCGGGACGCTGGTGGTGGACGATCTCAGCTATTCCGCTGGGCCGTGTGTGCTGACCATCGGCGCGGTGGCCCGTCCGAACGGAACGAGCTTTCACGAAAAAAACCAAGAGTGCGTCTGGAAAAAGACCTCCATCAAGCGCATCGCTCAGACCATTGCCGACCGGTACGGGCTGGGGTGCAGCATGGATGCCGAGGACGTGGACATTGCGCTGAAAGAGCAGGACGACACGGATAGTTCGTTCCTGCAAAAACTTTGCAGCACCTATGGCCTGATCCTCAAAACCTACCGGAGCAAAATCTGGATTTTTGATCGTGAGCAGTACAAGAAAAAGGATGCAGTCGCAACCTTTACCCCGGCGGACATTGTGCCTAACTCTTTGAGCTGGAACACAACGCTTTCCGGGACGTACACCGGCGGAGAGTTCACCTACTCGAACCAAAAAAAGAAAGTCAACATCAAGGTCACAATCGGTACTGCCGACAGGATGCTGAAACTGAACCAGTATGCGTCCAGCGAAGCGGACGCAAAAAGGCAGCTTCAAGCGGCCATCGACAACAAGAACCATTCGGCCACGACCATTTCTTTTTCGACGATGGGAAACCTGAGTCTGTGTTCGACCATGTGCATCAATATAAAGGGACTAGGGAAACTGAACGGGAAGTATTACATGGACACCGTGAGCCACACGCTGAACAAATCTTCCGGTCTGGTGACGAAAGTTTCTGCAAGCAGAGTGGGAGGGTAACAGCATGAGCAGCGTTATCCGAATTGGCTCTGTGTCCAAGGTGAACTACGAGGACGGAACCATTGAGGTTACATACGAGGATCGCGCCGATTCGGTCACGGATGAAATCTGCATGGTTTCCAATGCCATGTACCGGATGCCGGTCGTAGGCAAGCTGGTCTGCGTCCTACACAACTCCGACAGTCAGGAAATGGGAACGTGCATCGGCACGATCTGGAATGAGGACAACAAGCCCGTCGAGGGCAAGAAAGGCCGCTACCGGCACGACTACAACGACGAGCAGGGAAAAGCATTTGAGCAGTACGACGGCGACACCGGCGACTACACGGAAACCATCGACGGCAATGTGAAAGAAACCGTTGGGAAGAACATGGAGTACACCGTCAAGGGTGACATGACTTTCAAGGTGGGAAGTTCCACCGTAAAGGTGTGTCAGAACGGAACGGTTGAGATCAAGGGCGTTACGCTGAACTTCAACGGAACGACGGTGAACATCAAGGGATCGACCGTGAATATCTCTGGTGGCTCCGGCGATTGCAAGATCAACGGCATTTCTCTGGTAAACCACAAGCACACTCATTCTGGTGCGGCCACGGCTGGCCCGTATGTTGTTGCTGGCGAAACCGGAACTCCGACACCGTAAGGGGGTGATCCTATGGCATGGGGAAGCATTGGATGCTATGCGGGACTGATATTTACGGTATCAAGTTGGCGCGTCTTGACACCTGACAATATCACCGGGAGCACATCAAGCAACTGGGCCACGCACAGTGTAATCGGCGGCAAAGACAAGAGCGAGTACACGGGGCCGGGTTTGAAGTCGTACCAGTTTGAAATCCAGTTGGTTTCAAAGCTGGGCGTGAACCCGCGCAAAATCTTTGACGCACTCATGAAGCACTGTGAAGCTGGAACGATTGACTACTTCATCCTGAACAACAAACCTATGTCGCAGAATCCGTTCAAGTTGACAAAGGTGACGACGGGATGGGGTGCGGTGCATCGTTTCTGGGGACTGAAAGACGGTAAGGTTACTTTGACGTTGGAGGAATACGCACCGTGAGCAACGATATGGAAACTATGACGCTTGGCGGCTTCGACGTTGAGATTGAGCCGTCTGGCAAAACCGAAGAACTGGATATTTACAACTGTCTGCTGACACTCTATGGCAGCAAAGAGGGAGAACAAGCCCTTGACCGGGAGTTTGGCTTGAACATGGAATGTTTGAGTTTGCCCGCCGAAGCTGCACAGGCGATGCTCACGGCAGAGATCATTCGCAAAACAAAGAAGTACGAGCCGCGGGCGGAAGTGCTGGAAGTGGAGTATGAAACGAGCCACAGTCAGCAAGGACGCATCCGGCCAAAGGTGGTGGTACAGATTGTCTAACATTGCCGAGTTTGCCGATATACCGGAGTACAGCGTTACCGGAAACCTTACGTTGCAGGATGTAAGCAATCTGGTGACGGAAATCTATACCCGGAACTATAAGGCCGTGAACGGTACGGCCCCGCCCCTGAACAAAGCAGACCCGATTATGCTTACCCTGAAAAGCATGACGGAGCTGTACTACATGATGATTCAGATTGCGGAGAAGCGCACCCGCTGTGCGCTGCTGAAAACAGCGACCGGCGCAGAGCTGGACAACATGGGCTTGCCGTTTGGCGTGAAGCGCACCCCGGCAACCTATGCAACGGTGACGGTTCGCTTTACGCTGTCTGCCGTTCAGAAAACCGTTGCCATGATCCCGCAAGGAACCCGCGTCAGAACTGCCGCGGGTGTTTATTTTGCCACAATGGACTATGCACAGATCGACATTGGCAAGACCTATGTGGATGTGCTGGCACAGGCCGAAGTGGTAGGCGCGGGCGGCAACGACATTCCGCCCGGTGTTGTTGATACACTGGTTGATGCCATTCCGTATGTGGCGGCGGTGGAGAACACCGACACCAGCAGCGGCGGCGCAGACGTGGAGAGCGACGACAGCCTGACCCGTAGAATCTGGCTTTCTCCCACGACCTACTCCTGCGCTGGCCCAAAGGACGCTTACGAGTTCTGGGCTATGTCGTTTCGGTCGGACGTAGAGAGCGCAATCGCTGTCAGCCCGCGGGACGTGGCCTGCACGGTGTACATTTTCTTCATGCTGACCGGCGGCAAGATGCCGAGCGAAAAGGATATGAGCGAAATGCAAACGTATCTGATGAACGAAGCCCGCCGCCCTATGACAGACCGCGTAATCTGCAAAGCACCGGAAGAGGTGGAATATTCCATCGACTTCACCTATTACATCGGCTCTGGAAATTCCAAAGGCGCAAGCATCGTTCAGGAGAGCGTGGCAAAAGCGGTGGAGGAATTTCAGGAGTGGCAGCGTTCCATTGGTCGGGACATTAACCCGATGGAGCTGATCGCCCGCCTGCGGGCCGCTGGCGTGAAGCGAGTGGAGCTGCGCCAGCCGGTCGATAAGGTGATCGAGAACGGCATGGATTCGGGAAAAGTCGTTGTGCAGATTCCGAAACTGAGCGGAACGCCGACGATCATCTACGGAGGTATCGAGGATGATTAACCTGCGGGACGCAAGGATCACGGACGGCCTGCCGCGGATTGTTGCAGAACAGCCGTGGGCGCAAGTCCTGTCCGCTGTCTACGGAGAATTGCAAGACCGGATGTTTGAATATCTCGACACCGGCATGACGTTCTCCGAAGTGGACACCTGCGACGAGGGTGTGCTGGATCAGATGGCCGTTTACCTCAAAATCGAGTGGTACGACTCCACCGCCGACGTGGAAACGAAACGGAGAATCGTCCGAACGGCGATTGAGATTCAGCGGTACGCCGGTACGGTCAAGGCCGTCCGGGAACAGGCAAGTGCCGTGTACCCTGATTCCGAGGTAGAAGAGTGGTTCGACTACGGCGGCACTCCGGGTTTCTGGCGGCTGAACGTCAACATTACGGAAGCGGCGGCGCAGTATCACACCATCCGGGAAATGGAGGACTTGCTGGGCTACACCAAACGCCTGTCTGCTCACCTTGAACAGATCAGCTACATGGTGCGGCACAGCATCGGCGTTGGCGTGACGGTGGAGTGCATGGCTTACAAAGTGCCGGAGTGCGGTATTCCGTACTGCGGAACATACTGGAAGCCCGCCCAACTGGGCTACTCGACCGGCGCAGAGCTGGACGCAGCGGCGAACACCGGAGTGTTCCTTGCGTTCCCGAAAATCACAGGCACAATCCCGGAGGTGGCGACGAAAGGTTGGAGCGCGGGACAAGAGCTGCAAACCACCCCGGCGGTGGATGGCTACTCCATCACCCCGGCAGAAACCGGTAGCGGCGTGACCGGCGACCTGCCCGTTACCAGCACAAAGGGCTACACCGCCAATATGCCGCTTTACTCTGAAACCAGAGTGGAAGCATTCACCGGAAGTCCGGGAGAAGCGGGCGATTCGACCACCGGCACAAAGCCGAGCGCGGCAACGCTGGGAACCAGCGCAGCGGCCACGGCGGGCGGTCAGGTGAAAGTCGAAGCGTTCAAGATCACGCCGCGTGTCTGCGGCAAGACCTACCTGTAACAAGCTGCAACAGCCCGCAAGGGCTTTTTCTTTTGCAGAGAAAGGAGAAAGAGGATGGCTTTTTTTACGGATAATTTTCTGAATAACCGCCGCGCTGAACTGCTGCGGGCGGTCACTCGCTTCCAGTACAAGCTCAACAAGAGCACTTGGGTTGACGGCGAGATCAACAGCAAGGAGATTGCCGGGACTGCCGTGGTGGTCTATGTCAATGCACCGAGTTCCGGCGCAAAGGACACGATCACCGGTGTGCGCGTCTACGACAACAACGGTGTGCTGGCCGGGAGCCAGAGCGTGAGCCTGTCCCGCGACAGCATCAACGCCGGTCTGCTGCGGTTTACGTTCCCGCTGATCGAGGTCGAACCCGAAGTGCTGCGGCTGGCGGAAGCAAACGCAGAACTGGAAAAGACTTTCTGAGCAAGGAGGGATAGAAGAAAATGCTGATGTTTAAGAGAACCTTTTGGCGCAACCATGTTGAGGATCAGGACGGCAAGGTTATCCAGCAGGGTACATTGCTGGAACAGGATCAGTTCAACCGTATGGAGGTTGGTATCTCTGATTCCAACATGGCGGCGAACATCATCCACATTATGCTGCTCTGGTTCGGTCGTCGTCTGGGTGTGCTGGAAACGTCCAGCAACAGCCACGACACCGACATTGCCAGCATCAAGACCCTGAACGGCCAGCAGGACACCCGGCTGGCCGCACTGGAAAAGACCACCGGCAGTCACACTACGGACATTGCCAGCATGAAGAACACCGACACGCAGCAGAACAGCCGCTTGTCTGCGCTGGAACCGGAGGTGGCGGCAGAAGTCAAAGAGGTGACGCTGAAAAACGGCAGCAAGTGGCCGTTCGGGATCAACGAGGTCAGCGTGGGACTGGCAAAGACCCGAAAGAATGCCAACTATGGCGTGGACGTGTACGTTAAGAGCTACACCGGCGGGCGGCTGGGGGACATTACCGTGTCCGGTAAGCTGACCAACGGTTTCAAGCTGAAACATGACGGCTCTGCTCAGACCGTCGTGGTCGTTGTGAGAGTAACGGGAGGTATGAACTGATGAATGTTATCGAACTGAACGAGGGCAGAAAGGTTGAGTATGAGCTGCGCGGCACGAAGCTGGACTTCGCAGACGGCACTCTGACCATGAACCTTGCCAAGTACCAGCGTGACTACCCTGTGACCAAGACCATCACCGGCGATGCCGAGGGCAATCTGCTGATCGACGGCAGCGACAGCCGATTCTATGTCGCAGAGGTAGAAATCCCCGCAATCGAGTATGAGGACGTGGAGGTTGAGGGCGAAGCCGAAAACGCTACCATGACCGAAGTTGTGGAGGGTGAAACTGAAGCAGCAGAGGACACCACGGCGGAAGATACCGCCCACAAGACCCACATCGAGCGCAAGGCCAAGCCGCTGAACACCGACGACGTGACCCTGCGCCTGTGGTCTATCGAAGATTTTGACATTCTGTAAGGGAGGAAAAGACTATGGCAACTAACTTTGATGCTACCCGCCTTGCGGTGCAGACTGCATTCCCCACCAATGACCTGCTCTTTGACGACAAGGAAATGCCGTCCATCCATGTGTTTATCCCGAAGTTCCGCCTGTGCGATGTGCTGTCCACCCAGAGCACCGAAACCCACCCGGCGTTCATCGTGAACGGCAAGGAGATTGACGGCTTCTGGTTTGGCAAGTATCAGAGCACCTGCACCGACACTGGCCGCGCATACAGCCTGCCCGCAGAAGATCCCACCGTGTCCCATCCGCTTGACTGGTTCGTGACCCAGACCAACGCCAAGGGCGCGGGCTGGCACGAGATCAGCAATGCAGAGTGGGCGGCGGTCGCACTGTGGTGTCACAAGCACGGTTGTGAGCCGAAAGGCAATAACAACTATGGCAAGGACAGCTCCGAAACCTACTACGAAGCAATCCCTGTCCCCGGTGTGCAGGACAACGGCAAGACTGCCCGTGTCC